CGGGGCGGTACTACACGAAGAGTGGGAGCGGCGTCAGTCTCTGGCACGCAGGAATGGCTGCACATCCACTGAGCATTGGACGGGATTTAGCCCTTACAGGCTACGATCCAAGCGTCCCTCTGTGGGCTAAGTGGTATTCCAGCATCGAGATGCGTTCGTACGTTACGAAAGCAAAGGCGATGCTCTCTAAATGGGGATTAGGTAAAGGTGGGCTTGCCGAATCAGTTGGCGAGCTTCCTGATTGTCCGTCCCTGTTTCGGTTGTGGGATAAGGCTAAGTCCGTTCACCAGAATGGATTAGGTCTTTACCTTACCGGGATTTGGGGTTGGCGACCGCTGCTTGAGCTCATTCGACCCGTGTCAAACGAGGTTTCCGCCTTCCGGCGGGGACTGAAAGCAGATGCGGATCGTAAGCTAGGCACTCGTATCTTGCACTTCGACCTGCCGATCCGCTCTCCATTCGAGAGCGCGACCCAGGAAAGTGGTCAACGATATGAGAACGTACCATACTCGTGGGATACCTCGACGAGAAACGTGACTCTCCACCACGCGAAAGTGCAGTACATGGTCAAAGCGCAGATCACCCGTAAATGGGGATCCGCGTTCAACACTATGGCTCACTTAGCGGACGTGGACGGAATACCGTCTCTCTTGACGTGCTGGGAGTTACTCCCTGGCTCGTTCTTGGTAGACTACTTCTATGGTGTAGGTGATCTGATCCGTCGCCTTCAAGGTAACCTCCTATACGACATTAATGTAGAAGCGGACGCCTGGGCTCTTAACTTAGCCCTCTCTGGCTCTGACTTCTACACACGTCGCGGAGTCGGTTCACCCGGCTATTGGAACGATTCTTATGACCTCCGGTATTACTACCGGGGGACAGACACATGGGGACTTCCTGTCTCCTTGAATCTGCCCAGTTCTCGTGTGATTCCTAGCACGGCTGCCCTCTTGGCATGCCGTTTCCCAATGTTGTCACCGCGTACGCGGCTGACATTCAAAAACGACCCCCTTAGATTCTGGAGGCGTCAGAGGCATACCCCTTTAAGGGATTTCCTCTACGAATTCTATCTCAGGGACAAACCATAAAATCGACAAGACCATGGAAAACTCAGTTACAATCAACACCCACAAATACAATCTGACGCGCCAAGACCCGACCGGACAAGTCCGCTCGGCTCTGGTTATGGGAGTACCCTACTCCCTGACCACGGCGTATCAAGAAACTAAACAGGGTGGGGTTCCGGTCATCCGGACTCAACGAAAAGTAACTGTGCAGGCGCCCGTCACCGTAAACGGTACACTGGTGCCCCGCGCTATCGAGG